TCATTTAAAATCCTTTACATGTAAGTTAGTGCCATCCTCTAAAAGCATGACCCAGTTGTGATCTAAAATATGATAGTGTGATGTCTGAACAACTTTGTTCGCAGTGTAGTAATCAGTTTCCATCATCTCTGTTAGAAACTTTCTAAGTGGTAATTTATAAGTTAATGGATTCGAATCTACATGCCATTCTTCATATGAACCAAGAGACCATTTCTGGTAGTCAACAGTCTCATAGAAGTTAATCATACGAGAAGCAATTTCCTTTGGCATATTACGCATACGATTGGTCTTACCCATCTGCCACTTACAATTCAACTCGATAAATCTGGAGAATTGTTTCTTGTTGTGAACACGATGAGCACTAGGATAGTTCTCCAGAATTCTCTCCATACACTCTATCTGTTTCGGTGACATCCCAACACGCCAGTTCATCTTATATTGTTCTGGAGACAAGGATTGGAGTTTACCAAATAGTTGATCACCGAGATATCCTGTGACAATCAATCCTTCTGCAAATTCTGGATTAGTCACAGGTGAATTTAAGGAATAGCGAATTCCTCTACCACGAATAAAACGATCAAACAAAGAACCAGATTCAATGATTGAATAGTAGTTACAAACTACCAATAATTGTTTTGGATCGGCATACTGCATTAATGCAAATAACACTGTGGTACTATCAAGACCACCACTCCAAGAAATAGCAATCTGCTGACCATTGGCACGATCAACAATTTCTTTGGCTGTTTCTAGAGTTATCTGTTTAAATGTTTTATCAAAACTGCTATCTTTTTCTGGAAGTGGTTCCCAACCACTCATCTTAAGATAGTGTGGTAGTGTCCTAGTTCTATCTTGGAAACCACTCATGTTTCCATTGATAAAATTATTGTCTTTGTTATACCAATTTTCTAATTCCAACTCCATGTAGTATGGAAAGATTTCATCGAAGTTATCTGCTTTGAATTTTTGGAATTTTGGTAGATCAATTACATCTTTCAGACGATGCACTAAAAAATTATGAATCATGCTTTAACCTAAAGACAAAAACGATTTACTAGATTCCTGCCATGGAATATCACATACAACCCACTTACCATTTATTGGAGTGATTATCTGTATATTTTCTCTGGATATTCTATCCAAATTTTTACGAACATATAAAAGATCGACAGGAGATATAATTATCTCTGATTCAGGAATTACAATCTGATACTCTGTAGTATGTTTGGTAAACTCTAAATCATTTGAAGAGTCATACCAGAAAATACTTTTTACAGTTCTGCATCCATCAATCGAACATGGATAAAATGGAATGTTCCACACCCATCCTTTAAGAATTGGTTCCATCTTCTTTAATTTCCTTACCAGCATCAATTTTATTCCATGCACGTTCGTGGAAGAAGTACAGGATACTATTCACAACCAAGGCAAACGAAACAACACCAAGACCAACCACCCAAGATCCAGATGCTAGGTAACCACCGATGAAGTTAGTGATCGTTACTAGGATACGCCATGTAACAACTTTACCTAAACTACGCAGTGCTTTTTCATAAAATTTCATACTTTCTCTACCCCTATATTACATTTAATTAAAAAATCTAATCCACTTGTATCTCGATATGAATTTCGATAATACACTGTATTTATACCAGCACCGTAAATTAACTTGGCACAATCCACACAAGGAGCATGAGTAATAAACATAGCACTACCAAGCCCAGAGTCGTTCGATCTTGCCAACTTAGAGATCGCATTGGCTTCAGCATGAATTACCTCATCTTTCGTTACTAGAGTTGTATTACCATTAAAATCTAATCCAAATTCATTTTCGCAATTGTTATCCCAACCAGCAGGTGTACCATTGTAGCCGATTGAGATGATACGATTGTCTTTTACGACTACTGCACCAACATGCAATCTACGTGAACTGGACAGCTGAGCAAAACGATCAGCTGTGTCCATAAATGCATCAATCCATTTTTGTTTCATCGTCCGAATCCGAATGGGCATTTGGCTTTCTTTTCTTCTTTATCGATATCATCTTGAAATGCCTTTTCTTTCCTATATCTCGAATTGCGAGTACCTTCATAGACCATTGGCAGATCTGGTGGGATTTTATTTTTAGTAACCCATGTTTCAAAATCTACAAGATGGCATTTATATTCAACTTCCTTTTCTGTCAAAGGAATAATATGAATCATTGGAGTACCTGCCTTCAAGATAAAGTTTGGTGCATCCTTTTTAATAAACATATTAAGATTAGTTTGTGGTTGTTCATCATAATATGTTAGTCCATATGGAATGATAATTTTATCATTCAGACCATGCTCTTCTAAATTCCAAACAGCAGGAGTCCAAATAAATTTAAGTCCAGTATTTTCTACGATGTTCCAAACCCCACCAAATTTTATATGATAATACTCATTAAATAATCCTGGATATTGATCGTGGCTATGTGTTTGAAGACTGTGAACTTTATTCTGATCAGTTAGTCCCAATCTAGACTTATCTTGTCCATGTGTTTTTGGTTCACAAATAAAATCCATCCACAGTGGAATTATAGCACCTTTGGTATACAAACCATTTAGTCCAGTACACTTCTTAAGTGTTGGTGTTTGTATTGTGATGCCACTTTCTCTATCAATAATTGGGATAGATGGTTCCATTTTCTTTATTGCTTCTGGATAGTATCGAACAGCCTTACGAATTGTATACAACTCATATGCTGCTCTACTGTGCGTAAAACAATCAACAGTTACTACGCTTTTTTTAAAATTGAATATCATTTAGTTTCTACTTGTTCGAATATCATTTTTTCGATCATATCATCTAATGCCTGTGCAGCATCCCATTCTTCTTCGCCAACCCATCCACGCCACTTAGTAACTTTAACATCGTCTCCATCCCAACGACTCCACTTCTCTCCATCCCAGTTACAGTACTGGGGATATGGCCATGCTTTAGTTTCTACTTCGTATCTACCTTCACGAACTGGTTTAACTTTCTTGTCAAACCAGTCAGTACGTTCAAGTTCAGAAAGACGTTCTTCTTCTTGTTCTTCTTCGTAACGCTCAAGTTCATCCATTAAGCCACCAAAATCAATTAGATCTTCTGGAAGGTTTTCGATTGAATCACGATCGCTACCATCGTAGTCATAGTATTCATCACATCCATCTTCATACTTACCAATGAACCCCATTCCAGGTTCATGATATAGTGCACGAACATCCCATCCTTCTCCGAAAAGAAATTCATAAAGTGTAGTTGGAGGAGCCCATGCAGAATCAAAATGCATTACGATAGTATTATCATCTTCTCGTTCCCAATCTTGCATGGAAACATCCCACTTTGTACCCCAGTTTTCAACTGACCAACCATAGTCCCATGCGCCATCTGGATTTGGACGCAGATGATTCAGTGGCTCTGATTTCTCTTTTTGAAGTTCTTCCTCGAAGGCATCAATTTTAGTTTTATCAGTGTGTGATAAAGTTACTGTGTTGTAGCACCAATTAGGCATAATATATTTTCCTCTCAGTTATCGGCTATGTTAGCCTTGATCTTTCTCATTAACTCAAATGCATCAGGCATACCTTCTGCTTCCATTACGTCATCATAGAATTCATCCTTTGCTTCTTGAATCATGACAGCGACTCTCATACAATCATTAGCAGACATGCTATTTAATAACATCGTAAATTCGTCATCCTTTAACGACATCAAGAACAATAGAAAATCTCTATCCTCGGGTTTAAGGTGTTGCACTTTCTTTGACTTTCTTAGGGAGTGGAGGAATAAATCCAGCGTCACTGACTAATTTCCTAGTAATTTTAGGATACAATTTATGTAAAGTCTGGTCTTTGGCTGCAATGATAATACTGGCTTCTTCTTTCTTTAATCCTTCGATGAAAGAAATGAATAAACTCTCACGCTTTAGTGGTGTAAGATCTGCACGGCAGAAGATATAAAGTTTCTTCATCTCGCTGAACAAATTTGTTGGTGTCATGCCCAATGGTTCATCAGCAGGTTTGTATGGTGGTTCGCCTTCAGGAAGAATCATTTTCTTTTCTGGAAGGAATGCATACTCGAAAAGAATCTTTAATGGAACATCATCTTTATAGGTTTCAATTACCTTAGGATTCTCTTGGATCTCCTGCAGGATAGTTACAATATATTTTCTCATTTAAAAGTCCTCAATCTCATCTAACAAAAGTCGGCAACGATGTTCCATGAGGTAGTTCATGATCGACATTTTGTCACCAGTAGGTTTATTACTTAGGTACTCTACGATAATGTCAGATTTAATCTGCTCTGGAATAAATTTGAAGTCAACCAGAGTGGAATTCCTATGCCAGTTACGACGTTCTTCGTCATTCTTACATGCAATAAATCCATTATCAAAGAATTCTTGTAGTCGTTTTGCGCTGACTGGTTTTTGTCTATCGCCAGAAGAGAATACATCGTCCTTGCTTAGGATATTTGGAACACCATCACCAGCATCGCCTTTAACAATGTGTTCGATTTTATATTCGATAATTTCTCGTTGAGATGCAGTAATGTATTTCTTCTGCATCGGTGACCATTGCTTCACAGTAGGATATAACTGTAGCTGTTTGAAGTCTTTGTCAGAAGAAAGGATAAGAATCTTTTGTGGATCCTCAACCAATCCCTCTTGGATTAGCTGATTGTTTTGAGCCCACTCTGTGAGTACTGCAATGATATCATCTGCTTCGCAACGATCAAGATGCATTACACGATACGGAAAGTGTTGTGCGATATCCTGACGCATCTCATTGAGTGTATCAAAGATCAAATGCCAATCTAAGTCAGATGCTTCACGTGTTTTCTTTCTACCATCTTTATAGTATTGAAAGAATTCCCTGCGCCAGTATTTACGACCATCACAACATACAATGACTTCTCCATATTCTTTACCATACTTTTTCTTGTATGATTTGATTGTGGATAGTGTTACATGGCGAATCAGATTCTTAATCTCGCTCTCTGTACCCTTCAACTCACGTTGAAAAGTTAAGATAGCACTGAGAGCAACCTGCGAATAATCAATTAATATCATTTCTTTCTCACTTTATCTTCAGAATATTTACCAACTTCTGGATTGTCAATATATTTACCACCACCATTTGGATTTTGCACCCATGTTTTATCATCAATTCTAGTCAAGAATATAGCATTACAATATCTTCCATCACCACTATACTTTGACATGTTGGCATCAGACTCTAATTTTGCTACTTCATGCCATGTGTTGGATGTAATCAATACAATCCTATTTGGTTTAATTTCGATGGTGGCTTTCTTTTCTTGAGTATAAGAACTCAAAATTATCTCACCACCCTTAAACTTCTTAGGTTCGGTATGAAAGTAACTTAACATTGTATAGAATGACGCATCAACATGTGCACCATAGTAATCTGCATTCTGGTAGTAAGAAAGAAGATGAGATCGATGATTACAATAAAATAAAGTTTTATATAATTCATTGTGAGACATCAATCCATTATGAAACTCTTTTGAATTCATCTGATGTACTGATGAAGAAATTAATGCTGAGTGTCTCCAGTTATTGAAAACAGATTCTAAAAAGATTCCACTTTTGGAAGCCAACGCACCATACTCATTCTCTGCAGTATCGAGTTGACCTTCTCCAACTAATACACTTTCTCTAGTCAGCCATTTCAACTCAATCATAATTTCTTTAAGTTGATTTTCATTAAAGAAATTATCGATGACGACAGCATTGATACCTTCGTCAATATATGTAAAATCCATTAAAATGCTCCGAGAAGAATACACTCTTCATTGATGCGACCATTTGGTACAGTCGGTTTTGTTGTTATTGTTTTCATCGCACCATTCAATGCACGCTTGCCCATTGACAACCCCTTAAAGAATTCCTCTGGCTTACGCAACATAAGTGTTTTAGAATTCTTGACATCAAAGCCAAGGATCGTAGTTCCTTTAACAGAAAGTGTTCCACCATCTGCTTTGTATACAGTAACCTTACGATACTTAGTATTATACACCCAAAGTTCATTTGAGGCAAGTATATCTTCTGGCTTGCAAGACTTGAGTTTAAGTTCAACAAACTCACGCATGAATTTCATACGTGCCACAACCTTGGATGCTGGTGGTGCTTTGCGTTTACGTGGAGACCTGTTCGCTTTAGCAGTCTGAACCTGTTGTTGGCAGTCAGCTATAATGCTACGCAAAAACTCAGCATACTTCTTCAATTCTTTTTTAGTTAAGAATGAATATCCTTCGACAAGTTGATCGTCTTCTCCTGCAATTGCGTCTTCGATTTCTTGGAGTTGTGGTACATAGAATTCTCCAATTCGTTTTGCAACTGGTGCTGATACTTCATTTGAAAGTAGATAATTCTTTGCCGAGAACTGCGTTGTCTTCGTTGTGATAAAGTCATCTATTGCTCCATCGAATTCTGATGCATGTTTACGTGCTAATTCTTCCATTCGTTCTTGTATAGAAACGACTGGAGTTGAAACAACTTCTGCTTTTTTAACTTCTTTGATTAGTTTGTACTTGCGAACCAATTCTGATGCTGTGTCAGAAATAAAGTTTTGATGTTTTTCGCTAAGTGGTTGCTCACGTGATGCAAGACGACAGACTACTCCAAGAGATCTGACTTCAAAATCAGTGGCACGATTGATTGCAATGACTTCAGCTTTTTGTCCAGCCTTCGCAAAGTATTCAAGTGCACTCTTACGACGTTTCTTCTCATCAAAATTTACATTGTACCAGCCAAGTGCATGGTTCAGATCTGAATTATAATTTTCTTCTGTGAGCACTGGCTCATCAACGATCTTGTTGAGGATCGCATTGTTCTTCGCTCTTCGTTTTGCGGCATTTGCATTCATAGGTTTGGAACCTCCATAATAAGTATTTATTATACCTCAAAGCACGATTAGTGTCAAACAATAACCCTCAACAATGTAGGGTTATTTCTTAAACGAAACCCCAGTTGACCCACCCACTACTCCAGCTAGGATTAGGGCTGCAAGCCACGTATCGAATCCCATTGGAATATTGAGAATCGGGAACAATGTGTTCAATGACCAGATTGTTGCAAGTGGTGCAATGACAACAAGAACGAGAATGACACCAAGCCACATACCAAGAATACTAGATTTCATAGTGTAAACTCCACTTTAGTTACTGAATCCCAGCGGAAAGATCTCCACTCAGACTTTTCTGTATCGAAGACTGCCATTGCGGATCCATTAGTCTTGCGACCTGCAGTGTTGACTTCGGATGTTGGTTTCTTGTCTGCTGGAATGTTTCCTTCGACAAGGGTGCAACGCATGGCTCTTTCGGTACCATCTTTTTTGGTAAAAGTAACGCACAGATCTTTGATGTGTTCATCGTGGAGAACTCCAATTGTCCATGTTTTAAATTCTTCAAACTCTTTTTCATTCTTGAATACTGTTTGTCGTGCCATTGTCTAATCTCACTTTCATTTCATTAATAATTGGTCCAAAGAACTCAACGAATTCTTTAGTCTCAAAGAAAGATGTATGACCACTATTGCATAGTTCTTTCCCTGTTTGGCTCATAAGTTTCTGACGAATAGTAAACTCAATCAAATCATATGCATGACTCTTGATTTTAACTGTTCGTGTTAAACCTTCTCGATGAATCTCATACTCCAAGTCCATGGTCTGCCTTTCTGTGCTTTGGTTGTCGAATGTACTGAACCTTACTCTCTACTACACGCATGCGGTATTTTGGAGTACGCAAATCTTTTGCTACAAGATTTTTAGGTTTCAATGGTTTATTATACACGATATCCTCTTACAAAGCAAATTTCTTTAATAGTTCCTTGGCAGCAGATGTGTCACGTACTTCGTTATCTAGTTCTGCCATGATGATCAGACGTTGCAACAACTCGGCTTCTTTCTGTAGTTCTTCATCGAGTGAATTATACCACTCAAAGTAGTCTTCCTCAGAATCAAGATTCCACATGATGTTCAACATACGCTTCTGACGCTTACTCACGCCAGTGATTGTAACTTCGTTCATACAGTTTCCTTAAAAATGCTAGACCATGTCATCAACTTATTCAGTTTCTCATTCTTTGCAGTCATCACTGCAGACTCACTAACAATTCCATTTTCGATCAGTAGATCAATCATACACATGAGGTCACCGATTTCTTCTTCAAGATGTTCTCGGTTGGTTTGACCATTGTGTTCGTCATCCATACCGAATCGAAATACCTTACTGATAGCCTGAGTTACCTCAGCACATTCTTCTTGCGTAATCAACAGAATCTCACTGTCTATTGCACTCTTTTGTTTCATCATTGCAAATTTATTCACTCATTATCTCCATAATATCCATAATCTTCATCTGTTCCAAACCCTGCTGATGCCAATGCAGATTCATGGTCACCATCCATGGATTCATCAACATCGAACCCTTCTTCAAATGCCTGAAGGGCATCATACACCATTTCCAATGGGATCTTTAGTAGTCCAGCGATTGAGACAGGTTTCATACCTTCTTCCCAAAGATCAACAATTTCTAATTGCAAGTCACTCATTTAAAATTCTCCATATGATACTGCATCTTCATCATAAGAAAATGCCTCAAACTGTCGCATGTTGTATTCAGCCATCATTCGATCCATGTAGGATTCATAATCAGCCTCAACGACAGCGTTTCTTTCTTGCTCTGCAAGATCATTCAACTCAACATTTAATTCATTTATAGTCATCACAATTCCTTAATCAACCCTAACACAGTTATTATGCTCTAAAGTCAAATAAAAGTCAATACATTTTTGGAGGAAGAAAAACCCCTGCAGTATCAACAACTTACAGGGGTCTAAAACCTCACAAAGAGTAGGGTTATTCTCTAATCACTATTTCTCTGTAAGTTCATTCACAAAGTCTAGTAGTAGTTCATGGTGTTTTCCACCATGGTAGTGTTTATTTATGTAATGCCATGGTTTCTCGTACCAATAAAGTGGTGCTTCTGGATGGCAACCAATGATACCGATTCTACCTTGGATGATTGCCATCGGGTCACCATTGGCATATCTTGCAATGGTTTTAAATTTAGTTTCATCGCCGATTAGTGCACAACCATCATAGAAGTACATTTCTTCTTTTTGGTCTTTCCATGTGACTGAAGCTACTGTTCCGTAGCTTCTTCTTACATCTGCGCTTGATTGTTTTATATATTGAACAGGGTTGACAGCATCAAGTATATCGAAATAACGGCTTCCAGCCCAATAAGCACCCATGCAGATGCCAAGATAGTGACCACCACTTGATATGAAGTTGGCGATTCGATTCGCTCTTGTTCTAGTGAAGAAATTAGGATAAGAGTCGCTATCGCCGATCCCACCAGGAAAAGCAATAACATCAAGATGCTCAAAGAAATTATCATCATCTAATTCCTTCTCACTAAAAATCCTTACTTGGTACTCTGAGGACAGAGCATGTACCATTGCATATGCACAATCCTCTGAACAATGAGGATGGCGCATAAACAATGCGAGACGTTTCATACTACCATGGATATCGCACTAGCAGCAGAAACAATGTAACGAAGTGCTTGTTCATCAGTTGATAATTCTTGGGCTGCTTTTACTTCAGCTACCTGTTGAACAAGGAATTGAAATTCTTCTAGTGTCAATTCTTGTGATTCATATTGCTGGCGTAATACTAGAAGTTCATTCGCCAATACAGCTGCTGGACCACCAAGTCCAGCTACTTCTCTTAATTGCTCTAACATTATCTTCCCTTCCATGCATCAACAATAACATCGATGCGAGTTTTGTTTATTTTAAGGATTGATTCACAGAACAATTTTTTATCAGATGCTTTGGCTTTATTAATGGCTTCTTGCAACTGTGCAATAGAAGTAGCCTGAGGATCTTTTCTCAACTCGCTATACACTTTAAGATGTTGAAGTTTAGTTTCAGCATCTGTCCAGTTCTTATCATCACAATTTAACTTCTCGACTGCTATCTTTGTAGAAACAATATTGTCAAACATAACTGGATCATGTGGCTTTGGCCACAGTGCTAATATTGAGCAACCATTCAAACAAAGAACTAACGATAGTAGTATAAGTTTTTTCATACGCTAAATGAACTCCCGCATCCACATGTTGATTTTGCATTAGGGTTAGAGATAACAAACTGCGAACCCTTTAGTTTGTC